ATAGTATGGATTGAATATCAAGTGTTAAACAGGGTATCAATGAATTTATCATATGACAATAAATTTATAAAATCTAAAATCGATGAAATATATTTTATGCCAGGTATCTCATACACAGAAACATTTAAGAGAATGCAATCAAAATTTAGAGAAATATTTGGGAGTAAACATTTCAAGGAGATTGTTTGTGATGAAATTAATATAGTTGTATCAGATATAATAAATAAAGGTTTTGTTGTAATATAAAAACAGACTCAACAAATCAATCTTCGAATGCATTTTACCATAACGGTTCTGGTAAAATACACTCCAGAACCGTTAATATAAATTATTGATAGTACCAATTAAACATTATATAGAGTAGTTTGAAATTGGCTACACGCCCTTATCCTTTTCGTATCAATCAAGCCAAACCTTTGAAGGTTATTAAGCCTCCTACGCATAGCGGCACTTGATACGTTAAAATGTTTTGCAGCCGCTGGCACTGAAACAAAATTATATTTTAGCATGAGGTTTTCCGGCATAAGAAGGTTTCCTGCAAACTCGTTTGCCTCCAAGTCTTCAAGGTATCTTTCTGTATTCGTTTTAAGTCTATCCGGTATTGATAAATGGTCAAGGAAAATATGTCCCAGTTCATGGGCTATCGTGAAATTAAGCCTTCTATCCCTGGACTCGAGAAATGGATACCGTATTTTGTCCTTGTTAATAATTATCTGATACAGGTTTTGCTGCTCAACATATATCGCCACTGCATCAAACGTATTACTGACATTTGATGCGGCAGCTATTTGCGTCAATGTAACCAAGAAAAGATATTTATTTTTAGTCAAATAGTTATGCCAAATGTTAGGTGAATTATTAATGCTAAGGAACACGGGTTATCCAGCCACCAGTTAAAGTCTCACTATATAGGCAATCGGCATATAAAAAACATCCCTTGACGTCACGCATTTTCCCATATAAAATAATGTTAGAAATTAGCGAACACGCTAATTTGCAAAGGTGGTGTATACAGTGGATGAAAAAGACATAAAATTCGGAGTCTTTATTGAAGAAAGGCGGAAACAGCAGGGGATAACACTCAGGGGATTAGCAGCTTCTTTAAATATTGCTCCAGCATATATGAGTGATATTGAAAAAGGCAGACGCTACCCACCTGACAAAGACAAGCTTTCTGAGATAGCCAGAATTTTAAAGCTGTCGGAAGATGATAAAAATTACATGTTTGATTTAGCAGCACTGGCAAAAAACAACACCATTTCTTCAGATTTACCTGAATATATAATGGAAAAGGACATTGCCAGAGTTGCACTTAGAAAGGCTAGAGATATCAAGGCTACGGATGAGGACTGGCAGAAATTTATTGATATATTGAATGAAAAAGGTGGAGATTAGTATACGTAGCATTAATTTAAAGAGAAGAGCTAGTGGAGTGCCGATTTTATCCAAAGACGATATAGATGGTATTGCAGAAATCTTGATACATGATTTTCAACCGGAGTTGCTTGAATCCCCTCAATCTACTCCAGTTGAAGATTTTGCCGAGCTATATCTTGAGCTTAGTATTGACTATCAAAACTTATCAAATGATAACAGTGTGCTCGGTATGATTACTTTTAATGATGGTTATGTTGAGGTCTATGACGAAAACAAAAGGAAAAATCTGATTGAGGTCAAAGAGGGTACTGTTTTTATAGACAATTCTCTTATGGAGCAGGGGCAAAATGGAAGATACCGCTTTACATACGGGCATGAGCCTGGTCATTGGATATTTCACAGAGACAAGTATCGTATGTATAAAGGCCAGATGACTCTATTTGAACTACTTGATGCGCAAGAAATGCACAGTATAAGCAGGTCGTGTTTTAAAAAAGATATCGGGCACATTAGCAGAAGAGATGGCGGATTCAGTACTGATGAAGATTGGATGGAATGGCAGGCGGACTATTTTTCTTCTGCGTTGCTAATGCCTAAGAAAACATATAAGATGGTTTCAAATGAGTATATGGCGGCAAACAAGATGGACAGGGACTATTTCTTAAAGGATGTAACAAAGCAGATATTTATGGATTTGCTTTTGTTTACAGAAAATCTTGCAAACATTTATGAAGTGTCACAGCAAGCTGCTGCTGTTAGGCTGTACAAATTTGGCTACATTAGTCAGGGGTTGCTTAGTATTATTCTCAATAAAGATAGGTATATAAATTAGTATTTTTTTAGCTTAATGTAATCTGAAATGCTAACAAGTTAACATGCAGCTAAGTATAGGTGGTACATGTAAAATATAGATTATTACAGGAGTTCCCGCTATATTTTTATATCAATGTTCGCATGTAAGCTTATTAATAACATAAAAGGAGTAGTGCCTATGACTAAAGAGATTAGATGCCCCAAATGCAATAAAAGACTCTTTGATGTTACGGAGCATACAGTGGGGCCGGTTACATGCCAGTGCAAGTGCAAGGATAAAGTATTGGTTAGTTTTTATTCATTAAAAAAGATAACATATACAACAAAATAGATAATTCTTAAAGAGCCACAAGATGGCCGGATTATTACCAAGAGATTGGTGGTATCCGGCCATCTTTTTTTATTTCTCATTTCATTTTAATTCATCACACATCCCCGAACGAGGGATGTGTTCAGTCATTTCAGCTATCTGTAAATTTTCAAAGACACGGGAGGAAAAGAATATGGAAAAAAATCAAGGGAAGTTATTCAGGACTTATCGCTTTAGTGACGGCAGTCTTTACCGGGCAGAAGCAGGAAAGGATGGGGTTACGGACAAAGACATGTTAAATCTTAAAAACGTTATACATAGTCAGTACAAGGTTAAAGTTAAAACGGACAGGCTCGAAACCATATCAATTGATACATTTGTTATTGATGAAGACAAAAATTCAGAGCTTGAGGATTCAGATTCCGATGTTGAGTTAATTGTTGAAATTTCAGAGGAATATGAAGAGTTACATAAGGCTATAGGAAAACTATTGCCACAGCAGCAGGAATTAATATACCAAATCCATTTCAAGGACATTTCAGTTTCTGAGTATGCAAGGGAGTGCGGAGTAACGGAAGGTGCTATCAGAGACCGGCTGAGAAAAGCATATAAGCAATTAAAAAAATATTTAAAAAAATTTTAATAAGGGGGCTACGAATTTAAACTTTTTTGGGAGTTATATATATAGAGGGCAAAAATTCTCGAAAAATATAACTCTCAAAGGAGATTGGTACTTATGCAGGTTATCAGAATTGTTATTTGTGATGGAAGGGCAAAGTCAGTTCAAATTAATGAGGTTAAAAGAAATGTAACGACAAAAGAAATCAGGGGAATGCTCGGGACAATGCCTAAAAAAGCTTTGGCTGAAGCTCTGGGGATTTCTAACGAAAGACAGGAGGCTGTTTGTGAAACTTGACAATTTCATGCCGATTAAAGCCACACCATATGAACACCAAGTTAAAGCGTTTAATTTTGTCTGCAGATTGTTTGGACTGGTAAAAGGCAGTGAGCAGAGCAATGTAAAGGATCTTCCATCTGAGGAAGTTAATGCACGACTAGATTTGACAGTAGCAAAGGCAGGTGATGCAAATGAACATTTCCAAAAGTAACGGGGTTGCCCTGCTTATGGAAATGGGTTGACCGGAACAGGTAAAACCTTGACCACGATTGCAGTCTTAGGTGCAATGTATATATCAGGGAAAATAAAAAGAGTACTAATTGTTGCACCTTTATCAATCGTAGGTGTATGGCAGGAGGAGCTTCAGAAGTTTGCTGATTTTGATTATACGTCAGTGATTCTTGAAGGAAGCAGCGTAAAGAAGGTAGATACGCTGAGATATATGACAGGCAGCGCACTTCAGGTGGTTATTGTGAATTACGAAAGTGCATGGCGGCTGGAGGGTGAACTGCTAAGATTTAATTCCGACATTATAGTAGCGGATGAAGGACACAAAATCAAGACCCACAACACAAAGCAATCAAAGACATTGCATAAACTCGGCTCAAAAGCAAAGTACAGAATGCTTCTTACAGGTACAGTCATAACAAACAAGGCTATTGATGTTTTCAGCCAATATAAGTTTATTGAACCGGCAGTATTTGGTAAGAGCTTTTATGTCTTTAGAAACAAATATTTTGATATGGTGGGTTATGGCAATCATACTCCCGTTCTTAAAAAATCAATGGAACAGGATTTGATGGACAGGCTTCATTCGATAGCTTTCAGGATAACAAAAGCAGAATGTCTGGATTTGCCTGAGACAACGGACATAGTAAGGTATGTTGAACTTGAAGCTACTGCGGCAAGGGTGTATAAGGATTTGGTAAAAGACAGTTATGCGCAGTTATCAAAAGGCGAGGTGACTGTTACAAATGTTCTGACAAGGCTGCTTCGTTTATCCCAATTAACAGGAGGCTTTATAGGTGATGACAGCAGCACAGTTACAAATGTAAGTACGGCAAAGCTTGAAGCACTTTCTGACATAATTGATGAAGCTGTTAACGAAGATAAAAAGCTGGTGGTTATTGCAAGGTTTGTAGCTGAAATAAAAGCAATTGAAAAAATGCTGCAGAAGAAAAAACTTGAGTATTCGATCATCATGGGCGGTGTAAAAGACAGAGAAACACAGGTTTCCCAGTTTCAAAACAACCCTGATGTCAAAGTTTTCATAGGGCAGATTGCAACGGCAGGTCTTGGAATTACCCTGACTTCCGCAAGCACAATGGTTTTCTATTCAATGGACTACTCCATGAGCAACTTTGAGCAGACAAAAGCCAGAATACACAGGGTTGGGCAAAAGAATAACTGCACCTACATATATCTGCTTGCAAAGGGGACTGTGGATGAGAAGGTATTAAAAGCACTCCATGACAAGGCGGATTTGGCAAGGACTTTGATTGATGAATATGTTAGCGGAGTCAATCCATTTTCGGAGGGAGGTGAGTTATGGACGCTAAAATGTTTGAACTGGCAGAAAAGCTAAAAGAGCTTAAAGAAGCCAAGAAACAAGCTGAGCAGAAGGTAAAGGACATTAATGCTGAAATTGATGAGACTGATTATGCACTGTCCGAGCTTATGGCAGAGACTGAAACACAGAACTTCACAAGAAACGGCACAATGTTTTATTTAACCTCTACGGCAAGGGCTTCTGCTGTAGCAGAGAAGAAAACCGAGTTATATCAGGCACTTAAAGAAAATGGCTATGGTGATCTGGTCTATGAAACAGTAAACAGCAACTCATTGTCGGCATTTGTAAAAGAGCAGACAGCAGAAAATGAAAATTTATTACCCGATTGGCTTGAAGGGCTGGTAACAGTCTTTGAAAAGACCTCAGTCGGGGCCAGAAAGGCAGCAAAATAGCCTTTTTGATACGAAGAGTCAAAAACACTAAAAAGAGTGGTTAAGAGCTAGGATTAAAGAGAAATGAGCAAAAATCAAAGAGCCATAATTAAAGAACAATGAAACAGGAAACAAGGGCAGCGGCTGCTTTAACATAGATTGAAATTTATAATACAAAATCAAAAATATGGAGGATTTAGTATGACTAAAAATACTGAGTTGGAAGTTTCAAATATAGGTTTTACAAATTTGGCACAGTTTAATATGACGGGAGCGATGGCCGAGGAGCTTGAAGGACTAGATGGAGGTTTTGAAAGAATAAAAATACCAAGTGCCGGTTCAACAGTGTTCGAGGTTCCGGGTGATGATCCAAACGAGCCGGATTCGGTCAAGGAGTTCTCAGCGGTAATTTTATATCATCATCCGCTCCATGCATATTATCAGAGCAAATACTCAGGTGGTAACCAGCCGCCCGACTGCGGCAGCTTTGACGGCGTTACAGGAGAAGGCAATCCGGGTGGTAATTGTGCAAAATGCCAATATAACCAGTTCGGCAGTGGTGAAAACGGCTCAAAGGCATGTAAGAACAGGCGCAGGATTTATGTTCTAAGAGAAGGTGAAATTTTCCCTATGCTGCTTTCACTTCCGACAGGCTCGCTTAAGGAGTTTACAAGGTACATAAAGCGTCTTTTGTCAAAAGGCAAAAAGTCAAATTGTGTGGTGACAAAATTCTCACTTAAAAAGGCGGTCAACAGCGGCGGAATAGCATACTCGCAGGCGCAGTTTGCAATTGAAAGACCGCTTGATGAAGAAGAGTTTGCCCTAATAAACAAACTATCAGAGCAGGTCAAAACTTATAGTAAAAATGTCGGCTTTGATATGGATTCAAGTACGGATGATACCAATATTGTAGATGCTGAAACAGGCGAGGTAATAGAGCCGCTTAAATAACAGAGTGCTTTGGGCAGAGGAGGACAGGCCTTCTGTTTCCTCCTTGCCCAAAGGCAGAAAGGATTATATAAATTATGGACTACAGATGTGTACTTAATATACAGGAACTAAAGAATTATATAAATAACAGCAGGCTGATCGCATTTGACTTTGAAACCTCTCCAACTGATAAATTCAGAGATTGTGACAAGGCGGCACTTGACCCGTATAAGGCGGTTATTGTGGGCATAAGTTTTTCTGTTACAGAAGATAGTGGCATATATGTGCCGCTTAATCATAGAATAGGCACAAATGCTAATGACCCTGACGAAATATTATGTTTCTTAAAAGCATCGTTTTTTGAAAGTGGTAGTGTCATAAAGATAGCACATAACCTTAGCTTTGAAGCAATGTTTCTTTATCATATGGGAATAATTGTACAGCCGCCCTGCTATGATACGATGGCAGCAAGCCAGATGACTCTTAAAAGCAACACAGAGTTTAGGAATCTTTCAGACAGCGGCTTAAAGACATTAGTTCCAGAGCTTTATGATACTACAATGCCCAAGTTTGAAGAAGTGACAGGCGGCAGACATTTTGATGAGCTTGATCCGCAGGACGGCGAAACAATACGCTATGCATGTGCCGATTCTGATTTTGCGCTGAGACTTTACCACACCTTTAACAACTGGTTTGACCGTTTCCTTCCAAAGCACCGATTTATAGTGGAAGCACTCGAATCACCCACTGCTGTATATGTAGGAATCATGAAGCATAACGGACTTCTTATGGACAAGGAACTAATGCTTTCAAAGCAGGAACTTGCAGAGCAGAAGCTTTCACAGCTAAAAGAGGATATTGCCTTCTTTATTGGTGATGTGGATATTGGAGAAAATGCAGGAACGGCAGCCTTCAAGAACTATTTGTACAAGGACTTACAGCTACCTGTACTAAAAACCACGTCAAAATACAAAGAAGCGGCAGACGATGAAACAATGATTATGCTGTCAGATTGGTGCGGTGAAAACAAGCATGAGCTTATGAAATTGTTTGAACTCATTCAAGAGTACAGAAAATGGGGAAAGCTTAAGTCTACATATATTGACGGATATCTAGAGTATATAAACGGCGAAACAGGCAGGATTCATTCAGACCTTTTTCCGCTCGGAACTGATACAGGGAGGTTTGCCTGCAGAAAACCAAATTTGCAAAATTGCCCCAGAAAGGACAATGACCCAATAGGTGTAAGGAGTTTTATTAGGGCTTCTGTTGGAAATGTATTGCTTTCTCTAGACTTTTCACAAATAGAGCTAAGAGTAGGAGCGTTTTACTGCAGAGACAGCAAAATGCTTGAAACATATAATGCAGGCGGGGATATCCATGCACAGACAACAAGTGTTATATACAGAATCCCATTTGAGCAGGCTGTAGATAAAAATGCCGAGCATTACAAGGAACGCAGGACAATTGCAAAAAACTGCAATTTCGGTACGTTTTTCGGCTTGTTCCCAAAGGGACTGCAAAAGACCCTAAAGTTCAAGGCAGGACTTGATACCACGCTTTCAGAGTGTGAGCAGATTATATCAAACTTAAAGTCAGGTTATCCTATGCTTTCAAAATGGCAGGAGGATGTGAAGAAAAAAGCGGCTATGCGAAAGTACACTGAAACGTATTTAGGCAGAAAAAGGTATCTTCCCAATATATGCTCAGATGACTGGGGCAAAAAGAGCTTTGCTCAGAGGTGTGCTTTAAACACACCTATACAGGGGACTGCTGCTGATATTTTAAAGCTTGCAATTGTGAGAATCCTTTTGGGGCTTTCAGAGAGACAATGGATAAAACCGTTATTACAGATACATGATGAACTTTTATTTGAAGTTTCAGAACAAAAGGTAAATGAAGCGGTAGGCTTTATAAAAGAATGCATGGAGGCAATACCCTTTGAAGAATTTGACGTGCCAATCATAGCAGAAGCATCAGTCGGCACTAACTTTGGAGAAATGGGAGAATTGGAGGAGAAATATGAACATAAACAAATATAACGCAGAAAGATATCCTGACCCGACAGCTTATGAAGCACTTGTTCAAATAGAGATAGAAGCAAAAAAGTCACGCTTCAAGCCCCTTATATACATATGCTCTCCGTTTGCAGGAGACACGGAGTACAACATTGGAAAGGCCAGAGCCTACTCACGCTTTGCAGTATCCCAAAATGCAATACCGATTGCACCGCACCTGTTGTTCCCTCAGTTTATGGATGATGATGACAAAGAACAGCGAAACCTTGGAATCTTTATGGGGTTGGTGCTCATGAGCAAATGTCATGAACTTTGGTGCTTTGGCAGCAGGATATCAAAAGGAATGGCAATTGAGCTTGAAAAGGCGAAAAAGCGGAAAATACCGATTCGTTACTTTAATGACAGGTGCGAGGAGGTTTTAAAAGATGCTTAAAGCTTTGAGCATACCTGTGGAGGAGTTTTTAAAGCCCATGTTTGATGCAGGCGAAATAGTATGCATCAGAGTATTTTCGGACAAAAAAGGTACAGCCTTCAAGGGGCTTAAGCTTGAATACCCTGCTGCAAAAATATCTGCAGCGGTAGATAATCTTAAAAATCACAATGAAGAAAACAGAGGGATTTTCTTTGTTGTAAATTATGGAGGACATGAAGATAGTGAAATTACCCGTATCAATGCACAATTTGTTGAGTGTGACAGCCTGAGCATTGAGGAGCAGCTTGAAAAAATCAGGGCATTTCCTATTGAACCTTCGTTTATAGTCAAAACAAAGAAATCACTTCATACTTATTGGCTTATGAAAAATGCAGATGTTTCATCCTTTCGCAGAGTACAAAAACGACTGATAGCGCACTTTGACGGAGATAGAGCATGTATAAACGAGAGCCGCGTACTGCGGCTTCCCGGTTTTAATCACTGCAAGGGCGAACCTGTCATGGTAGAGTGCATAAAATTCAATCCCGAGCTTAGGTATACGCAGGCAGAGCTCGAAGCGGCACTGCCTGAAATTCCTGAAGAGCCTGCAAAAACACAAGGCGCATTGCTAAAAGGCTCAAGGAAAGGACTCCAGCTTGTAAAAAACAAATGCTGCTTTATTAATCACTGCGAGGAAAATGCTGCCGCACTGCCAGAGCATGACTGGTATGCAATGATAACAAACCTCGCAGTTTTCGAGGATGGGGACAAGCTTATCCACAGTTTATCAACAAAATATCCACAATACAGCAGAGAAGAAACCCAAAGCAAGATACAACACTACATAGAAAGCGGCACAAAGCCAATTACCTGCAAAACCATAGCAGAGAAAGGTTTCAGATGTCCGAGAATGGAGGATGGCAGCTGTGACTGCAAGTCTCCGGCGGCATTGTGTTACAAGCCGCTTTTAGTGGAGGATTTGCGTGGTTTTTTAAAAGAAATCGAGGTGAAAAATGCAGCAGTGGAGGATATACAAGCGGCTAAGGATTATATTACTAATTATCTCTACAATGTTGAATCTGTACTTGCCGAAACCTTCATTAGCTATGAACTTAAGGAGTACTTTTCATTCAAATCTTCTGACATAAAAGCACTGCTGGTACTTCACCGCGAAATCTACAAAAAATACTCCGAAAGCAAGGAAACCAAAAGGGAAACGGCAGGAAGTGATATTCCTGATTGGTATGAGATGAGCGAGCGTGGAGGTATGCGCTTTATGCCCGGCATACTTGCTGACCATATGTCAAAGAATGTAGATGCGATATATGCCACCGAGCAATATTATGTATATAGAAACGGGGTTTATGAAGCAATCAATGACCTTGAGGCAAGAAATACAGTGAGATCCTTCATGCTTTCAAGATACGCAACACTTGGCAATATTACCGATGCAGAAGGCCAGTGGAGGATGCAGATTATAAAGCCCATACGTGAGATTAACAGTAACCCTTATATTATTAATCTTAAAAACGGCTTGTATAATGTCTTAGATGATGCATTCCAGAAACACACACCCAAATATTACTCGACTGTACAGCTCAATGTAAACTATTCTCCGGGATCAGACTGCCCTAGATTCAAGCAATTTCTTAATGAATCGCTGGGACAGGAGGAAATACCCCTTATCCAGGAGATACTGGGCTATTTCCTCATACCTGTAAACAAGGCGCAAAAAAGCTTTGTAATAGTGGGAGAGCCGGGAGCAGGTAAATCAAAGCTGCTTCTTACTCTTAACGAAGTACTTTTGGGACAGCAGAATGTATCAAATATACCTTGGCAGAGTTTAAATGAGAGATTCAAAACTGCAGAGCTTTTCGGAAAGCTGGCAAACATTTTCGCCGACCTTCCGACCAAGAACATTGACGATAACGGAATATTCAAAGCATTGGTGGGAGAGGATTTTCTAACGGCAGAGCGCAAGAACAAAGACCCGTTTTCATTTCAGCCGTATGCTAGACTTTTATTTTCATGCAACAGCATACCAAGAAACTATGGTGACAAGTCAGAGGGATTTTACAGAAGGCTCATCATTATACGTTTTTCAAAGCCTGTACCTTTGGAGAAGCAGGATGCAGGGCTTTTAGATAAGTTCAGAGCCGAAGCCGACGGGATTTTTATGTTTGCGGTAGAGGGGCTTAAGCGGTTAATTGCAAATAAGTACAGGTTTAGTGAAACTGAACGAACAAAGGCCGAGCTGCAGCGTTACCGTGTGGACAGCAACAGCGTACTTTCATTCATTGAGGATAGCTGTGTACTTGAAGCCAATGCCGAAATATCGCGCGACGAGATATTTCAAAAGTACCGTGAGTATTGCAACAATGCCGGATTATCGCCAGTATCTCAAAAGAACTTCAACAAGGACGTGGAACTATCCTACCCGACTGTAAAGCGCGGCGTAGATAGGCTTGGGAAACGAAGAACATGGAAGGGAGTAAGGTTCAGCGATGAAATTTGACGAGTTGACGGAATTGACGGGTTTTTGTATTTCTTTACATATAACCAAAGTAATGAATATAAATAAAAATATCAAAAAATCAGTAATAAAATAAATATAATATATGTACTCGTCAAATCCGTAATTCCGTCAAAAATGTGGGGGATAATGGCAGAAAAACAAATAGTAAACGCAATATTAAAGTACTTAAAGACTGTACCCGAATGCTTCTTTTGGAAGGAACACGGTGGTATGTACGGTACAGCAGGTATTCCAGATATCGTTTGCTGCGTCAGAGGCAGATTTGTTGCCTTTGAGGTAAAAACAGAGTCGGGAAGACTTACAAAGATACAGGAAACAATGATAAGAAGAATTAACGAAGCAAAGGGCAAAGCCTGCAAAGTTACAAGTGTTGATGATGTAAAGCAAATACTTGAAAACTTGGAGGAGTAACCTTTATGACAAAGAGAGAGCTATCGCAATTGTATTCTTTGAATAGAGAAATAGAAGAGCAACACCGCAGACTCAAGGAACTGGAGGGTTTGGCAACCTCATGCACTTCACATGTAACTGGAATGCCCAGAGCGGATGGAATATCTGATAAGATAGCCAAATACGCAGCTGAAATTGCTGATTTAAAAAGCCTTCTGGATTTAAATCTTAAGAAATGCTTTTATGAACTTAACCGTCTTAACAGATACATAAGCAGTATCGAGGACAGCGAAATGAGAATGATTTTAAGTCTTCGATACATAAACGGCTTATGCTGGGAGCAAGTGGCTGCAAGCATTAGTCCTTATGCTTCCGGTGAAAGTGTGAGAAAGGCGCATGAAAGATTTTTAGCAAAAAAATAAAAGCTGTCCGTTTTGTCCGTTTCAAATATGATGTAATAGTATTGTGGAAATTAAGCAGATAAAGCAAATAGATTGAATGGAGGAGACAAATTTGAGCTATAAGGAAGCTTTGGCAGATGGCATTAGATATGAAAAAGGAAAAGATGGTAATACACTTTACTATCCAGCATGCCAATTTTGTGGAAGAGAGGCATTTTCACTAAATTATATTGCTTCACGCAGATATACTTGCAATATTTGCAAGCTAATGAAGACTCTGAGAGCAAAACAGTCAAAAGGAATGGCTCGGATGAGAAAATTTTAGCCAATAAGAAAATCTGTCCGTTTTGTCCGTTTAAAATATGTTGTAATAGTATTGTGGAAGAATATAGTTGGTACCGTAAAAAACTATGGATTTCTTAATGATCTTTCATAGATGCAGGCAGTGATAGTTGCTCCTTTCAAACACTGCCTGCATCTTAATTAAAAAGAACAGGAGCTGAATAACATGCCAATGAAACCACTAAAGCCCTGCAAACACCCCGGCTGTCCCGAACTTACAGGCGGCAGCTACTGCGACAGGCACAATGGATTAAGCATCAACAAACGGCAGAGTGCAGAGGAACGCGGCTATAACAGCCGGTGGAGGACAGCAAGAAAAAGGTTTCTAAACAGCAACCCTTTGTGTGTTTACTGCCTTAAGGATAACAAGGTGGTAAAGGCTACGGTGGTTGACCACATTATTCCACACAGAGGTGACAAGATTCTGTTTTGGGATGTAAGTAACTGGCAGGCTCTTTGCAAGAGATGTCATGATAGAAAGACGAGAACGCAAGATCAGTGTCAGAAATATAGGTTTTAAGTATAGTAGTTGAGCCGTTTTTTTACACAACAAAAATGTTGGTGTTCTTAGAAATGATGTGTGCATTTTGTGGTTAGGTAAATTTGTATGATATAATTGACTGTATTAAATTTCATTGTTTTCTAGTAAAATGAAATTAGTAACCATACTAGAAGTAGAGGGAGAAAGTTATGTATAGCGATAATTATACAGATTATAATAAAGTACTGCCGTGGCAAAGGTATTTTGCACGTATTTTCGATATTTTGTTCTTTAATTTTATTGTATTTTTAATTGAAATTGTAGTTTTTCCTCAGAAAGGAATAGATCAAAGAGGTGTTGCTTTTATTGCTTTGATGCTATGGATATTTGTTGAGGCACAACTATTATCATCTTGGGGATATACTATAGGAAAAAGACTTTTCAATATTAAAGTAAGAAATCACTCCAATGAAAAACTAACATTTGTAAATGCATTAAAGAGGAGTTTCTTGGTATGGGTGATTGGGCTTGGTTTAGGTATATTTTCATTAGTTACAATGATAATATCATTTGTTGAATTAAATAGAAAAGGCATAACAATATGGGATAAATATTGCAAAAGTATTGTTGTTCATGAAAGAATAGGCATCATAAAAAGATTTATCAATATATTGGCTCTCATATTAGTTATTATAGCAACAGTTTTTCAATTTATTCCCGGAAATGTAAATCACCAAACGAGTACAATTGTAAAAGCTAGGGAGCTAACTTCTGCAGGGAAGTATCAAGAGGCTATAAATTTATATCAAAAAATAATTGATATTGATCCTAGGAACTCGATAGCGATAGGTAATTACGCAAATGTTTTAATAAAATTGGGTAGATACGAAGAGGCAATAAATTATTGTAATAAGGCTATTAAAATAGATCCAAAGGCAGCTGAATATTATAACAATAGAGGTCTTGCACTGTACTTCTTAGGAAAGTATGAATCTGCATTAGAAGAGCTCAATGTAGCAATTTCTTTAAAGCCAAATCTAGCAGAAGCATATAGCACAAAAGGCAATGTGCTAAATTGCCTTGGCAAATATGAAGAGGCATTAGAAAATTTACAAGAGGCTTCTAATTTAAATGCAGATATTGCTGAAGTATACATAGGAAGAGGAGTTGCGTTAAGAGAGTTGGGCAAATATGAAGAAGCATCAACTTCTTTTGATAAAGGTATTAAACTTAATAATCTGATGTATCAAGCATATTTTGAAAAGGCTTTACTAATGGTTAAAGTTCAGAATTATCAGGAAGCAAATAAGTTAATAGATAAAGCCATTAATCTATACCCCAATTCAGATGAGTTTTATTACTTAAAAGGGCAAATTTACGAGCAACAAAAGAAATACCAAGAAGCGATTGAACTTTTTAATAAGTCAATTAAAATAAATCCTCAATATAGTGCTGCTTACAACCAAAAAGGACTTTGCTTGTATACTACTGGAGATTATAGCAGTGCATTAGAATGCTTTAATCAGGCTCTTAAATATAGTCCAAAAGAATCGATGATTTATTACAATAAAGGGTATTCTTTATATTATTTAAAAAAGATAGAAGAAGCAACAGCAGCTTTTAAACAAGCAGTAAAACTTGACCCTGAAAATAAAGATGCTAAGGAAGCTCTAACAAATATTACGAGATAATCACCTTTTTATTCTATAGTATTCGTAATCAACTTCAAAAAACTTTTAGAGGTGTAGGGGGTATCAAATCTCAACAGCCTTTGCCTTCATGACCGCTGCCCCCTTTCACGCGAAAATTCGCGAAATTAAAAGGCCCGGGGGTGTCAGTAAGCTGCTATTAACCTTCTCTTTGGCGGTTTAGGCTAGGTTAAAGTGCAAAAAGTATTTGCGCAAAAGTTTAATTCATAAAAATAATAGAAAAGCACTCTGAATCCTTATATTAAAGGGATTGGGGCGCTTTTTTGTTTTTCTTGAATTTAATTTAAAATAAAATATTTTAGTGTTTTTTTAGGGAGATTATGAGGTTTTGTATATGAATGAGGTTCAACGGAAGGAAATATACAATTTAAGAGTTCAGGGCTTGGGGTATAAGGCAATCGCAAAAGAATTGGGGATATCGAGCGATTCGGTTAAAGGCTATTGCAAAAGAAACCATTTAAATGGTTCAGCAGAGGTAATAAAACTTAATGTCCAATTACTACAGGATGAAAATAAACTTTGCCCTTGTTGCGGCAAGTTGGTTAAACAAAGTAAGAAAGGAAGAAGCAGACGTTTTTGCTCTGATGAGTGCCGCAGGAAGTGGTGGAATGACAACCCCGATATGAGGAACAGAAAGGAAGCGGCAATATATAAATATACTTGCCCTTACTGCAATAAGGAGTTTAGTTGCTATGGCAATAAACGCAGGAAGTACTGTTCACATGATTGCTATATAAAATCTAGGTTCTGGAAAGGAGATGTAGATGATAGAGCAGATTGAAGCAAAAGCAATGGCAGGCGGGATACCGGTATATTGCGCTCACGATAAAATTTTGGAAACAGACAGGCTTGTTGAAAATCCTAAAAATCCAAACAAGCACCCAAAGGCACAGATAGAGTCGCTTGCTAAAATAATAAAATATCAAGGTTGGAGGCATCCGATTGTTATTTCCACCAGAAGCGGATTTGTGGTGAAAGGTCATGGACGGCTGATGGCGGCTAGAGAATTAAAGACGGCTTACGTTCCTGTTGATTATCAGAACTATGAAAGCGAGGCATCTGAATATGCTGACCTTATTGCGGATAATAAAATACAGGAGTTTAGCGAACTTGACATGCAAATGTCGGCGGACATTTTAAAGGACATAAAAGACAGCGGTGATATTGAACTTGAAATGTCAGGCTTCACAGAAGATGCACTTAATGAATTATTTTCAAAGCTAAATGAAGGAGAAATCAAAGAGGATGAATGCGATATTCCTGTTCCTGAAAATCCCGTTTCAAAGCAGGGAGATATCTGGCTTCTTGGAAGACACAGACTGATTTGCGGTGACAGCACAAAGTCTGAAACCTACATAGCTTTGATGGATGGGAAGAAAGCAAATCTTGTTGTAACTGATCCGCCGTACAATGTTGCATATGAAGGTAGTGCCGGAACAATCAAAAATGATAATATGGACGATAAAAAGTTCTATGAATTCCTATTGTCAGCCTACAAGGGCATGTATGAAAACCTTGCAGATGGCGGCTCAATTTATGTTTTTCATGCTGATAGGGAAACAATCAATTTCAGAACCGCATTTCGAGAGGCTGGTTTCTTCTGCCATCAGACATGCATTTGGATAAAGAACACACCTGTGCTTGGGAGATGTGATTACCAGTACAACCACGAGCCTGTACTTGTAGGGTGGAAGCCTACGGCAGGACATAAGTTCTACGGAGACAGGAAACAGCGTACAACATGGAACTTTGACAGACCTTCCAAATCAAAATATCATCCGACAATGAAACCTATTACACTGGTAGCGTATCCAATAATGAATTCAAGCCTTACCAACAGTATTGTACTTGACCCTTTTGGAGGCAGTGGTTCGACGCTGATTGCCTGTGAGCAGACGGAACGAATATGCCATAGCATTGAATTAGATGAAAAATATGTGGATGTCATAGTGAAAAGGTTTATAGAGCAACAAGGCTCAGCCGTTAATGTGTTTCTTTTAAGAGATGGAATTAAAACCCCATACAGTGAGGTGGTGGCTGCCAATGAGTAAACTTACGCTTGGCAGCCTTTTTGACGGAAGCGGAGGATTTCCTTTGGGAGCGGTGCTAAACGGCATCATTCCTGTATGGGCAAGCGAAATCGAACCTTTCCCTATAAGGGTTACAACAAAGAGACTACCATTTGTCAAACACTATGGTGATATTAATAAGATAAATGGCGCGGAGATTGAACCTGTAGACATTATAACCTTTGGATCACCCTGCACTGATATGTCTGTTGCGGGAAAGAGGAAAGGCATTAATGGAACACAGTCTGTCTTATTTTACGAAGCGATTAGAATCATAAAAGAAATGAGGTGCAAAACGAATGGAAAGTATCCACGATTTATCGTGTTCGAAAATGTGCCTGGTGCATTCTCAAGCACAATGGGAAAAGATTTCAGGGAAATCCTTAACGAAATTGCAAAAATCAAAGATGAAACCGTTGATGTTCCTTTGCCTGAAAAGTGGAAATGGCTGTGTGCGGGTGAAATCGTGGGAGATGCTTTTTCCATTGCATGGAGAACCATTGACGCTCAATTTTGGGGAGTCCCCCAGAGACGCCGTAGAATCTACCTTGTCGCAGATTTTACAGACCAATGTGCCGGAAAAATACTATTTGAGTCCGAAAGCGTGTCAGGGTATTCTTCGCAGAGCATCCAACAGAGGCAAACAACTGCCGGAAATGCTGAGGATTGCATTGGAGCACCAGTCTGCTTTGAACCAGGGGCAGCTTCAAGATTAGGCGGTCATTGTTGGAAGGACTCAACCTGCACTTTACGAGCAGATATGGGAGACAATCAACTTGCAGTTGCTATTGAAAATCATACCGCTGTCAACGGAATCCTGAGAGCATATGGTATCTGTTCTGACAAGAGTAATTCAATGTTATCTGACAATCCAAACAGCGGAATTTATGAGGCGGATACAAGCAGAACGCTTGATAAAACAGGAGGAAACCCCGCCTGCAATCAGGGAGGAATTGCTGTGGTGGCACTACAGGGAAGTATGATTGGCAGAACGGATATAAATGGTCCTAATGGCGATGGTATAAATGAGAATATCGCTTTTACATTAAATGCCACAGATATTCATGCCGTGGCATTTGCCATGACTACCGGATGTTACCCTGAAATAAACAGAGAAATAACCGCACCGCTTATGGCACGGGATTACAAGGATGCACAGATCGTAACGGAGCCGGCAAGCTTCTATCCTCAGATGAAAGCGGAAAGTCAGTGCTACAGACACGATGGAACAGCAAATACAATTGTTAATGGTACAAATCCCGGATTCCATAATGGAATTGTAGATTCGGAATATATTGTCCGCAGATTAACTCCGACTGAATGTGCCTTGCTTCAAGGATTTCCTGCCGACTGGTGCAGGAATCTTGAAACGGCAAATCCTACTGAGGAGGAAATTGACTGGTGGAGTAGGGTTTTGGAAGAACACCGCATTATCATAGGAAGAAGTAAAAAAACAAAAAGTAGAAGCCAGATTGTAAAGTGGCTTAAAAATCCATACTCGGATGCGGCAGAATATAAAATGTGGGGAAACGGTGTGGCATTACCCTGTGTCTGCTTTGTTTTGGCTGGCATTGCGTGGATTACGAAAAATAATGCATAAATGTAATAAAATCCTTGCAATTCCTGCAGTTCAGAGTGATATATGTAATAACAAAAATCACAGGAGGGATTGCAAATGGACAGAAAACAGCTAATCAATGCGCTTGAAGAACATGCCGGAGTTAAAGCAACATACATGGGTGTGCCAAGCTTTGCATATCAGATATTGATAGCCGAAAAAATCTACATAATAGACAAGCAGGGAAAGATCACAACAGAAGATGGCACTGAGATTGAGCCGGAACGTCTTTTAAAAGGTGAAGGAGGAGAAAAAGAACCGCCCAAACCAATACAAAGAAATGAAGCACCAGACTTGGAAATATCGATTCCTATGGATGGACATACAGGTTCGAGCCTTAGAAACATCGTAAATATGCTTTACAGCAAACAAGTGCACCTAAAAAAGGCTTTCGGACTTGAAGCGGATATTATACAAAAGGAATTTGTGGAGACTCTTAATACCGCACAGATTGAGACTATAGAGCAGTTTTGTGAAATATTAAAAACAGCCGGCAGAGAAAAATGCGGTATAGATTTCGACTTTGATAATAAAGTAATCACTTTTAAGTTTGGAATAGGAATTGAGGACTTTGAAAAAGTTGATGCATTAACAAAGCTTGCGGCACTTATATGTAAAAGTGCGAAAGAACTAAAATATGCTTCCTTTAAGCCTTCAGCCGACGATAATATAAAGTTTACTATGAGGACTTGGCTTATACGACTTGGGTTTGTGGGGTGTGAGTATAAGGCGGCAAGAAAGGCTATTCTTAAAAATCTGGAGGGAAACGGGGCATTTCGCAAACCCAAAGATGCCCAGGGGAGGCAGGGCGTTGAATAAGATATCAAATGAACACCTAAGTGCTTTGCGAGAAAAGTTTTTGCCTGGGACAAGGGTTGAACTTGTAAGGATGAATGACCCATATGCCAAATTGCAGAAAGGGACTAAAGGAACAGTGGTCTTGGTTGATGATATCGGTACAATACATGTTAACTGGGACTGCGATGCATGCCTTGGCATTGTGTTTGGAGAAGATAGCTGTATTCTTATTTAATACTAAGTTAGATTCATCAGAATGATATAAATTACACAAAAAACCGCTGTGTTTATTGTTGGTAATATGCTCTTAATTAACTGGATATAAGCCTCTTTCAGAGCTAATATGTACACTACCGAAAGGAAAATATTTACTTTGAAAGGGGCAAATAACAATGAAAACACAGAAATTCGGAATTGAAATCGAAATGACAGGAGTAACAAGGACAAAGGCTGCAGAGGTTGCAACGAAACTTTTCGGACAAGGGACAAAACTTGAACATATAGGCGGAACTTATGACGAATACAGGGTAACGACCACAGACGGCAGGCATTGGAAATTTGTAAGCGATGCAAGCATTTTATCCCACAAAAAAGAAAACGGCAGAATTAACACAGCAAGCAGAGACTACAGCGTGGAACTGGTAAGCCCCATTTTAAAATATGAGGATATAGAAAACCTTCAGGAGTTGGTAAGGCAGCTAAGACACGCAGGGGCTTTGAGCGACAGCGAATACCAATGCGGAATTCACATTCATGTGGATGCAAAGAACCACACCCCGACGAGCCTGAAAAACCTTGTAAACCTAATGGCAAGCAAGGAAGACCTTTTGTACAAAAGCCTTGAAATAGACCCTTCAAGACTTCGGTACTGCAAAAAGGTAAACGAAAACCTCATAGCCGCAATAAACAGGAAAAAGCCGAAAACACTCGAGGCACTGTCAGACATCTGGTATGCAGACTACGGCGAGGAAAACAGGCATAGACATTACCACCAGAGCAGATACCACGGACTTAACCTTCACAGCGTTTTCGACAAAGGGACGGTTGAGTTCAGGCTCTTCAACGGAACTACCCACGCAGGAAAAATAAAGGCATACATACAATTCTGCCTTGCACTGAGCCATCAAGCAATAACTCAGAAGTCAGCAAGCTCAAGAAGAACCTATACCGACAACGAAAAATACACCTTCCGCTGCTGGATGCTGAGACTAGGGCTTATTGGCGAGGAATTCAAAACCTGCAGACATCATTTTCTTGAAAAACTCAGTGGGAATTCAGCTTGGCGTAATGCCGCATGAAGGAGCAGGACGGCGCGTGGGGGCGGACAAAGCCCTCACAGCCTGAATTAAAAGAATAAGGAGCATTTATACTATGAGAAAAGAAACCAGAATATACGGGGCTTACGGTTCAAACATGAACCTTATGCAAATGGGCTTAAGATGCCCCAATGCCAGAGTTATAGGAAAAGGCACGCTGAAAAATTACAGGCTGACCTTCAGAGGCACTGAAAAAGGGGTGGCAAACATTGAAAAAAGGCAGGGCAGCAGCGTTCCAATAGTTTTATGGGAAATAACTGCAAAGTGCGAAAAGGCTCTTGATATTTACGAGGGCTACCCTAGATTATATGTGAAGCGTGATGTAAAAGTCATTACTGACAAAGGTGCTGTAACAGCAATGGTCTATATAATGGCAAAAGAGTATGAAGAACTTCCTGCCGAGCCTTCAGGCTATTACCTTAATACCATATGGCAGGGGTATATTGATAATGAAATACCATTACTGAAATTAAAGCAGGCAGCTGCCGACAACAAAAATGAAATTTTAAAATAGTATACAAATAACAGGCTTTACCCTTGGCAGGATTACAGCCATTCTCAAGTTGCTATTCATCAATAGTAGAAATACTATGAAAGAATGTACAAAAAATCGCTAAAAGACTTGATATTACCCGCGTTTAGAGTGATATATATGATAACAAAAAACACACTTTAAAGGAGCGGATTCAAATGGAAACAAAGGAATGGGGAATCAGACCATGGCAGGAGAGAAACAGGATTTACACAATAACATACGATTACAACGATAACAAAGGACTTACACGTTTCATACAGGCAAAGGACGAGGCAGATGCACGGAAAGAAATGGCAAAGACAAAGTGGTACCAAAGGATGGGCAGGGATAAGGAATTTAAACTGATAAGCATTAATTAAATAAACAGATTTCCAAACGGGAGTTTCCATAAACGGAGGCTTCCTTTTTTGATGCAAAAAATAGAAAAAACAGATTGGAGGTGATATCTGTGGCACAGAGAGGAAGAAAGCCAAAACCTACTGCGGTAAAGCAGCTTGAAGGCAATCCGGGCAAAAGAAAATTGAACAGGGATGAACCAAAGCCCGAGAAGAAAGCCCCCAAGTGCCCTTCATGGCTCGACAAGGAGGCAAAAAAGGAATGGAGAAGGACAGCAAGGCAGCTTGAGCAGCTCGGCATTCTGACAGAGGTCGACATGGCGGCATTTGCAGGCTACTGCCAGGCATATGCGAGATGGAAGGAGGCTGAGGAGTTTATAACAAAGCACGGAACAATCGTAAAAACACCGTCAGGATACTGGCAGCAAGTGCCGCAGGTATCCATCGCACAGACATATTTGAAAATAATGAACAGGTTCTGCGAGCAGTTCGGACTTACACCGTCAGCCAGAAGCAGGATTTCAGCGGATAACGGACAGCATGAAGTAGATGACCCGATGGAATTCATTTTGTTAAGCGGAGGTAAAAAGAGTGTATGATGAGGCAAAAGCACAGCGAGCCGTAAACTTTATATATTGCCTTAAGCATACAAAGGGGCAATGGCGGGGAGTACCATTTGACTTGCTTCCGTGGCAGGATAAAATTATCCGAGATGTTTTCGGAACAGTAAAAGAAAACGGGTATAGGCAGTATAATACGGCCTATGTGGAAATACCTAAGAAAAATGGTAAGAGTGAACTAGCTGCTGGAGTTGCTTTATACATGACCTGCGGTGATGGAGAATGGGGTGCCGAAGTATACGGCTGTGCTTCCGACAGGCAGCAGGCAGCTATTGTGTTTGACGTTTCGGTGGACATGATTGACCAATGTCCGGCTCTTAAGAAAAGAATAAAACCAATTATGTCGGTGAAACGTCTGGTGTACAAGCCTACGAACAGTTTTTATCAGGTTCTGTCGGCAGAAGCCTATACCAAGCACGGACTTAACGTCCACGCAGTTATATTTGATGAACTGCATAGCCAGCCAAACAGAGAGCTTTTTGATGTAATGACCAAGGGCAGCGGTGATGCAAGGCTTCAGCCTTTGTTTTTCTTGATTACAACAGCAGGGACGGATAGAAACTCAATATGTTTTGAGCAGCATCAGAAAGCACAGGATATTATTGTAGGAAGGAAAATTGACCCTACATATTATCCGGTGATTTATGGGATTGGAGACAATGATAATTGGGGAGATGAGCAAAATTGGTACAAAGCAAATCCGTCTCTTGGGCATACAATTGATATAGAAAAGGTAAGAAATGCGTATATCAGCGCAGAAGAAAATCCTGCCGAGGAAAATATCTTCCGTCAGTTAAGGCTTAACCAGTGGGTGAAGCAAGCCACACGCTGGATGCAGATGGACAAATGGGACGAATGCTCATTCGAGGCAGACCCGCAAACGCTAAGAGGACGAGAATGCTATGCAGGACTTGACCTTTCAAGCACAACTGATATAACTGCATTTGTATTAATATTTCCGCCAAGAACCAATGAAGAAAAATATATTGTCCTGCCATATTTCTGGATACCGGAGGATAATCTCAAACTGAGGGTAAGGCGTGACCATGTGCCGTATGATGTATGGGAGCAGCAGGGATACATAAAAACAACGGAAGGAAATGTTATACACTACGGGTTTATAGAAACTTTCATAGAGGAGCTTGGAACAAAGTACAACATAAAGGAAATAGCCTTTGACCGCTGGGGGGCGGTACAAATGGTGCAGAACCTTGAGGGAATGGGTTTTAAAGTAATCCCTTTCGGACAAGGCTACAAGGATATGTCACCGCCGACAAAGGAACTAATGAAACTGACACTGGAAAAGCGGATAGCACACGGAGGAAATCCAGTTCTACGGTGGATGATGGATAATGTTTATGTTAAAGTTGATCCTGCCGGAAACATCAAACCCGACAAGGAGAAATCAACCGAACGTATTGACGGTGCTGTTGCACTGATAATGGCACTGGACAGGGCGATACGGAATGAGAATAAAAGTAGTGTTTATGATGAGAGGGGGATATTGGTGCTATAGACTTTAGGGATAGACATTTGACGTTACGATAAATGGCATGGTTATGATAAAATAAAGTCAGAGAGAGCTGAATAAAACACTAAAAAGTGTTAAGGAGGTACCGCATGGAAACGACTGAAGAAGAAACTTTTATGCCCGATGTTTATAGTAAACTCACTGAAGCAGAGCAGCAATTAAACGAAGGAAAGGTAATTGATGGGGATATTTCTCTAAAACAAATAAGAGAAAAATATAATATATAAAGCACATGAATCTGTAAAGTAAATATAACTTATTGGGTTAATGCTATTTAAG